CGATGACAAGCCACAGCCCGTACGGAGCCTATGGCACGACATCCGCATTGTGGGTCGCCAAGCTGAGACTAGCACCTATTTCGGCATGGTTGACGACGGCTTACACGCCACATTCCGACTTCTACCCGATAACCTCACACAACTTTATGTCGTTCCATCTACTGAGAATGTCACTGGTGATGCCTTCAGTCCTTCTTCTGGCGAGACGATCACGATTCGGGCATCCAGTGGAACTCAGATGTATCAGCTTACTGCTACGTCGGGCTCACCCAACTTTACATTTCCAGCGGCAATTACTTACATCGAGTCTATCACTTACGATGGACTCGTTGAAAAATTCGACATCCGTTCTACGGCGGCTACCGCCAATACCACACTTGCTACAGTAGGCATGGGTAATGGGACAACTCGCTATCGCCGCTTCAGAGTGGGTGATCCAGCGCAGACTGCTGTTACCGCACACATGCTAGTTAAACGGGCGTGCCCAGCGACTTTGAGTGACAACACCATCATCCATCTCGGAAATATCAACGCTCTTAAACACGGTCTTTTAGGACGTATTGCAGAAGACGGAGCAGACATCGAACGCGCAAATTACCATTGGCAAGTATGCACACAGCTTCTTGATTCTGAGTTAGACGCCTTTAGGGGTTCTGCTAAACCAATGCTCCAGATCAATCCATACGGTGTGAGTTCGCCTCCTCTTAACATGCTATAATGAAGTTCCCAAAAACAATCGCTATTGCGGGGCATAATATTAAGTTACAATTTGTAACGCTTTGTGATTGCTACGGCCAGTATGAGCACGACCGAAAAGTTATTCTAATCGATAAAGATGCTCATGGCGATACGGTAAGTGTTCTAGAGACTATACGCCATGAAATGATGGAGGCGTCTCTCTTACTATCTGGTGTTGGGTTTTCTGATAAATACGATCAAGAAATAGTTGTCAGGTGTATGGAGGAAATATTCTTTCCCGCATGGGACCGCTTCTGCAAACGAATCTATGTCAAAGTCAAAGTCTAAATCTACAAGCGAATCAAAGATAATCGAAATTATTCCGACGGCGGAAGATCTAAAAGAAGCCTCCAATAGGGCAGCACAATTAGGCGTATTACCCAATTCGTTTACAGGCGGCCGTGGCAGGATGACGGGCTTCTTAGGTGAAGTTGCTTTTCAGAGGTATTATAAGGAGTGTAAATACGTGGGGGATATTTCTTTCACGCATGACTACGAGCTAAACGACTGGAAAATTGAGATCAAATCAAAGAGCTGCTCATCCAAACCTAAACTAGATTATACCGTATCGGTTAACGGTGCAGATAATAAAGAGTGGCTCAACGACATTTTCTTCTTCACAAGAGTTAATTCATCTTTCTCCCGTGTCTGGCTTTTGGGTTGGATGAAGCGCTCTAATTATCTCCGTAGAGCAGAATACAAAAAGGCAGGTGAATCCGATTCTGATGGATTCACCTACCGATCTGCAGGATATCACTTGCCGATTAAACAACTACGTCGTCCAGACTCTTTCCTTGGCTCATTGTAATATCGTATTTTGAGCTGAGGTCGATCTCCCAGATCTTACCACCGCCCTGACCGTCCGACCGAACTGGACGTACGTGTGGGTTATTCTTGCCAGCTTCTTCCATAGTTGACATTCCACGGCGGACAAATTCCAAGTTGGCACTCATACCGACATTCCGCCCGTTGTTGAACTCATGGAGTGAAACTTGGAACTCGGTAAGAGTTCCGCTCCAATGTGTCTTGTCGGGAGAATAGTCACGCGCACGCTTGGCGAAGAACTCGACAAGCTCGGCAACAGATGATCGGCTAGAATTATCGTAAGCTGCTGATGCGACGGTATCGTCAATGTAGCTCTTAATTCCGAAACGTCCGAATTCTTCGATAGCTTTCGGTACTTTCCAATCTAGCAACCATCTCGCGAAGTGGGGGAGTTCATCTTCGATTGTTTTCTCCAGCTGGGAATTGCGGGGGAATTTGCTTGTCGCACTGTCTGAGATGCGGAGCGCCATGAGCTTGTCGCGGTTGCTGCTGTCAAGAGCAGGTATGACCGACAAGCTGTTCGCGTCCATGTTGAGCGAGAAGATTACTCGTCCCGTCCACGGAATTGAAAGTGCGTCCGCATACTTTGCCATGTATTCGACACGCGGGTTCGCTACGGAACGCTTGATCAATTCAGTAGCTTTACGCTGATCCTGAAAGGATGCAGCCGATGTTGTATCGTCGATAACCCATGCGGCAACACGACCCAAGTCTTTGTTGAACTTGGTCTGACCACTTAGGTAATCGCTGGCATCCGCATATCCGCCGACTAGACCGCTGATCACTCGGTTGGATAACAGCGACTTTCCTTTATTAGTTGGTCCGACTAGCAGCAACGCGTGGCCTTGGACGAACTCACGCTCGTAGACGGCTTTGTAAAACCGCTGCAGCCATGCAAAGAAGTAATCCACAGTATTGTTGGCGCGCTTTGGATCGTTGACAAATAACTGGTTTAACCATCCATGGATGAACGGCCACTTAGAGATATCGCCATCGACGTCTGGTTCAATTGGTTTTATATTTGCGCAGTTGAGAATGCGATTCCCGTTTTCTACTACTATGCGGTCTTTGCTGAAGACCACAGGAGCGATCTCATCGATGCGATTCTGGTTCGATATCGTTAAGATAGCCGCTTCAACTTCCGAAAGGGGCTGACCTTTCCTCTGTTTGATGGAGAACCCACTCTGGCGGAGCTCAAGAACAAGTTGCTCTCGCGGTATTGTGACAGCTGAGTCGAACAACAACTTGAAGAACGACCGTCCGTTGAACCAGTATTCGCCAAGTAGATTGCCCATCTTCTTCTGCTCGAAGCCTTTTACGAAAGACCCGCCGAGAATATCTCCCCAGCTCATGAATCCTTGGGAAGCGCGGTCGCTGTAGCAGATGATCCCATCTTCCACGACTTGGCACCCGTCACGATTTATACCGTCGTCGATCCAGAATAGCGGACCACGCGAGCCGATCTCAAAATCGCCGACCCAGCGGTTAGGGAATCTAGCTTCTACTTCTGCAGCAACAACATCAATTGGGATCGATGTATCGTTGGATTGCGGTGGCGCATCTCCAGCAGCTTTGGTGAGCGCGGTCTGCACAACGATATCGGAAAGAATTCCACCGACACTTGTCCAGTCGTCACCTAACTCAAAATACTGGTTAGCTTTAATTGACGTGCTATCGAAGCCAGCAAACAGACGCTCTAGCTTGAGCATCGTCTTGATGTGCTTCATGAAGCTGTCGAACATTGCTGGTGCGATTGGCATTGGGTTCTCGAATTCCCAGATAAGGCGCATGTATCCTGAATGGGTTTTCGTCCTCCATGTTGGGGGATTCATGCCACACTTAGAAGCAATATCGCTGTCGATGCTGCCCCAGTTTACGGGAGCGTCGTAGTCAGCGATGACTCCGTATATCTTGTTCGGTGGGTTGTCATTCGAGACGCGCTTTGATGGAGCGCTCCCTTCGACCGCGCTATAGAAAACGTGGTCTGTTCCAGCGTCAGCACACCAAGCTCGATAAGCTGCCTTATTGGTAAAGGTGGGCTTAGGTTTGCTAAGGTTGTTGAGCGTAGCGGCTTTTACAGCGCGGTTGTCGCGCAAGTTTTTAATGTATCGGTATGTCATTTTGTGTAGATAGTTTATTTTTCGTAGACGGATATGATGTTTCCTTCAGCGGAAACTGGAATGTCTGGAATCCAGTCTGGTGGAGTAGACATGATTTCAACGATGCGAGCTAATGCGTCTTCAGCCTCAGCCTCATCAACTTCGACGACAACTTCGTCGTGAACGTGGAAGATGATCTTTAACCCTGCATCATGAATCCTGCAAAGCATGTTGCAGAAGATATCCCGTGCGAGTGCTTGGGATGCGTTCTCGGCAAGGAGTCCGCCCCACAGTTTAACTGGGACGCGCTTACCATTTCGATTCATTAGGGCTACGTAGTTGATCTTCCCGTTCTGCTTTACAGGGCGCAGCTTGCCGTAATCAAGGGAACGCCCACTCGGTAGCTCGATGGTAAGCGGGATCTGCTGGTCGTAAGATACTGCTACGTCTGTCGTGTAGTCGCGCCAGAGTTTAGTAACGGAGGTCATTTTATTCCGATAGAGTTGGATGGCAGAGGTCGCGTCTTTCAGGCTCATTCCTGACATAACGGTGAACTTCTCTGCACCAGCGCCGTAGCCGCAGCCGAGAACCATCGCCTTTACGCGGTGGCGCAGCTTAGGATCTTTCTCGCGGAGACTGCCTTTGTCGCGGCTCCACGTTCCGAAACGGATGGCGAACGCCTCGTAGATGTCGCTACTTGCTTTGATCTCTGCCATCGCCTCTTTGTCATTGGCGAGCCAGCACAACGTGCGCACTTCGATTTGAGAAAGGTCAACGACGACTAGCTTCTTACCAGCGGGCGCGGCGATTAGACTGCGCAGCTTCACTCCGAACATCTCTTCTTTCGGTAGGTTCTGTAGATTCAAGTTACCGCCAGAACCACTGAAGCGTCCAGTATGCGCTCCGAAATACATGAGCCCACCGTAGTAGCGGTTATCTGGCATCGTCGCATACTGGAAGGATTCGATTTTCTTCTTGAGCGAATTGATACGACGCCAGCTAATGACGGCGTTGACCCACGCGTACTTCTTGCCGTTGATGCGCAACCATTCTTGAGCATCTGCATCCGTTGCAGCAAGACTGTGCGGCGGCTCGATACCGACTTTGCGGCACTGCTCGTCGAAAGCTGGACGACTGAGTAGGGGTTTATCGCCAAGCCATGGGATAGCTTCTTCGGCTTCGAAGAGTTTGACGTTGATAACTTCGATCTGTTTTTTCAACAACTCAGTATCGATGGGAATGCCGCGTTGCACGGATGTCCTGTTGACGAAACTGATAGCCCGTTCAGCAAGCGGCCATTTCGGTGAGTAGTCCTGCCACAAGCGTAAGCAGAGTTCCGAATCCTTCAGTGCGTATTCGGTCACCTCTTTCTTGAACTCCTCAGACATAGTAGCCCATTTTTTGCTGCTCATGTTATCGCGTGTTGATTTATCAACAGTTAGATTAAAAGCAACAGCAGTGGCATTTTTGAGGGAGCGTGGTAGTCCGCAGTATGCTGCCATGTCCGCAGTGCAATGCCATTCAGCAGCCTTTGCTTCAGGCCACCAGTTTTGGGTTACACCATACAGGTAGAGGGTTTCGTCGAAGGAGGCGTTGTGAGATATAACGATCTGTCCTTCAATGAGAGACCAGTCGAAATCTTTTGGGTGGCCTACAAAAGTAAAGCCGTTATCCGCGACGACAGAAACCATATAGGCATCGAAGTCAGGATGAGAAAAATAGCCGAGTGGGCCGAGTGTTTTGATCGAGCACTCTTTCGAGTAATACGATTCGAAGTCAATAGCGTAGGTAGTCATATGTGGTATTTGTGGCTTGAGCCAAAAAAGCCCGCATCGAGTAATACCCGATGCGGGCTATAGGTTTTAGTCGATGATTAGTCGTTGACTACTTCAAACGGCAATTCGAGTTGTTCCTCTTCGGGAATGACGTCTGCAAGGGCATCGCGGACGACAATCAATTTGTTAAGGTTCATCTGGATTTGCGCAAGCTGTCCCGAAAGATCATCGATCATTCCGCTAAGCATCGCTACTTCTGTTTTTAGGATTTCGTTTTTTTCCATATATGTTTTCTGTTTATACTCCGAAGGATTGGGTGAACTCGATAACTGCTTGGTCTGGGGCTTCTTGGTTGACACTCAGAGACGGTGCATACCAAGAGTATTTGCCCTTGGAGAGAATTCCCGTGCTGAAGTTCCAGAGTCTGCCTTGGAGAGGAGTCGCCTTGTTAAATGCTGCGAACGTAGCCAGACGTTTGTAGGTCTGGCGGTAAGCGTCCTTAGCTACGTTGATGCGACCCATTGCATATTGGTGATCACCAATAGGGAACGGATAAGCTTCGTCGTTGTCACTACCTTCTGGTTGCTTGAAGAGGAGAGTGATCTCCGCGAACTCAAGCATTCCGTAATCCGATTCTGCAGCGATACGGTCGGCATCTTCCCGTGAGTAGGCGATTTTGGGAATACCATCATCGTCGTAAGGAATGTCTTCGCGCCATCCTTTAAGGGCAGAGATGACCGTCACTTGACGAACTTCTTCAGCTTCTTGAATGATGTGCTGCTTATCGATAACAACAGCTCCGATGGGTGCAGAGATGTCGCTAGTTTTTTGAACGATATTGATACGTGGGATATCGATATCGGCGGCGTCAATCGACAAACCGCTTTGGTTTGTGATTCCAGTATTGTGTTCCATTTGGATTACTTCTGTTTCCATATTCTTGGTTTCGGTTGGTGTTGGGGTTTTGGTTGCTTGTTTCTTGTTTTTGGTTTCCATATTATTGGTTCTTGTTTCGTGTTTCTTGGTTATCGACGGCGATTTACTGAAGTGTATAGCGCGTGTCGGAGGTTTTGAGAATACCTGCGTTTTCACAGGCGTCAACAAATTCTTCAGAAATTTTTCCTTTTTCTCCTTTGTCAGCTTTTGCAGCAACTAACTTGCTGATCTTTCCGATAGGAATCGTAGCGTTCGCAAGTATTTCCGACGAGTCAATTCCAAAACCCATCGCGACTGCGACGAGCCCGTCATTGTCTACGATGCTTCTCGTAGCTCCCATTGAGCGGAGACGGAGGGTAGGGAATTGCATTCCGCCTTTGGCGTGTTCCATGATCCGCTCTTTGAAACGGTCAGACCAGTTAGATACAATCTTGGAGATTGCCCAGAGTTCTTCAAGATCTACTGGATCTTCAGTTTTCTCAAAGTCGATGTCTGGCAATTGGGGGTTTACCTTCTTGGCAACTTCAACGATGAGCCCACCCAATGCTGGGCAGTGGTCTTCGTGTCGGCAGAAGCGGCAGTTCTGTGTCGGACGGCAGTCGCCGATTGATGGAGTCCCGCTATCCCACATTGGACGGACACGCTCGCCTTCCTTAATGATGTTGCTGAGTTCGTCGATAAGAGGCTGTAAGTCACGGGCACGCTCGAAGGTGTGTGCTAACGAAGCGTGGTGTTGTGGAACGTAGAAGACGAACGTGATTTCGTTTACGTCTTCGAACTGCTGGAATGCGCCAATGACGTATGCCTTAGCCTGCCAGTTCTTTTCGGGCGGGTCGATGATGGAGATGCCAGTCTTGTAGTCGGCCATAACAGCGCGGTCACCCATTTGAATAAAGCGGTCGCAAGTCCCCCAAGTCTCAGTTCCGTTGAGCTTAATGTTCACTTGGATCTCGTTGTGTTCAGTCCCCCCTTCTGGGAAGTTCTTCATGAACTCTTGTTCCATTGCCACGATCTGATCGTAGATATTGGTTTCCTCTTCGTTATGCAAAGCGGATGGGTCAAAGACTTCAAGAGCTTCGTGGATGCGCGTCCCCATTTCGGCAGCGGCGGACGACCCGTCTTTGCCGTGGTAGCCAGCGCAGCCAGCGACATACTTGAGAGATGAGGGTGAGAACTCCGCGTGTCCGCGTGAGCCGTGGTCTGGTTGTTGTTTTTCTGTTATCATGATTCTTGTTTCGTGTGAAGTGTTTCCATAGCTTTACGCAGCTCCGAGTAGGCCCATACTACGTTTCCGTGGTTAATTCCGTTCGTCGGAAAGCGCCAACGGTTTCCGTTACCGCAGAGAAGCTCAATCTCTCTTAGACCATCGGGGCCATAAGGGCCGACACGGGACTCGGTGGCTATCAGAAATTTCTCCGCGTGGTCGAGGTTATCAATGTCAAGATTTTCAACTAGGTCTCCGTCTTCTAAGTTCATAGTAGTTTAGTTTATGATTCTTGTTTCGTGTGAGGTGTTATTTCAGAAAGATAGAAGTTGCAATAACTTTTTCTTAATTCGACCACACAAAGTTTCTGGTGTGGGGTGTGTGCTATCCATGTATCGTTTGTAATGGATATTGGATCGCATACTATCTATGTATTGTTTGTATCGGTTGCAGGGCGGGCAAATCGGTGGGAGGTTTCTAGCGCCAGCGCTATTTCCTCTACGTCCTTTTGCACCACATATCTGACAGGTGTATCTTCTTGATGGTAGTTTATCGTTCATAGTTCGGTTGGTTGGTTTAGGGATTGGAGTGCTTCGTCTACTATCTCGTCAATTATGTCTAGTTCATCAAAGGCATCTACCGCAACTAATCCTACTCCTTGTATTTTAGTCAAAGCCGCTGCCAGCCTGTCCCGCTGCTCGGTGAGTTCCTGTATTTGATTGTGCAATTCAATATGTTCATCAGCGCGATCTTGGACGGCGTTCTCTGTGTGATTAGTTTGGATTTTTAGATTGGTTTTTAACAAGGTGATCTCCTCCCGTGCTGCGGTTAGCTCGCGTTCAAGGGTTCTGGCAAAGTCGGTCATTTTAGGGAAGTCAGTAATTTTGTTTTCCCATGATTCGCAAATAGATTCATATTTTGCATCTG